GTACTATCTTCCCACTGGTGGTAACACCAGAGAGAATATGGCGCGTTCCGCTGCGTTGGCCAAGAAAACTCTTGGCCTTCGACTAACTCCAGACGTTGTCTGGAACCTTGCACCTTGGAGCTGGGCCGTCGATTGGTTTACCAATACTGGTGACGTTATTTCTAACGTTACTGATTGGGCCACCGATGGTTTGGTTTTGAAGTATGGGTATGTTATGGAGACTACTGTCTCTGAACGTACCTATTACTTTATGGGTCCGACTGGTTTTAAGTCGGACGTCATACCTTCCCCAGTTACTTTGGTCGTTACGACCAAGGTGCGTCGGAGGGCGAATCCCTTTGGGTTCGGAGTTACCTGGGGTGGCCTTTCGCCACGCCAGCTCTCCATTGCGGCAGCCCTTGGTTTAACCAGGGGGCGTTAGCACAACTGTCGTAGTTGTACTGTACCGCGTCAAAACGCCAATGGGAGTCTAACCGGGCTCCTAGGAGTGATGCCTATGTCGTTTACCGATCCGCAGTCCGTTACCATTTCGGGCACGACGATCAGTCTCCCCCGCACGAGTGTGGGGGATGACGAGTCGGAGTACTCGAGTGGCGACGGCTTGACCAAGCTATCCGCTTCCCATCAGTACGGGAAGCGGGTTCGCAGGGTGCTGCGTCTCGACACGTCCAAGTTGGCTCCGGATGCGTTCCGGCCTACGGAGAATGTCAAGGTTGCCATGTCATGTTACATGGTCTTTGACCTTCCGCCGGCCGGGTATACCGCAACCGAAGCCCTTGCCGTCTATACGGGTTTCAAGAACCAGTATACGGCGGCTACGGACGCGCTGATCACGAAGCTCCTGGGCGGTGAGTCCTGACGGACAAGCTACCTAGGAGGGTTTGCCTCTATACCCCTATCGTATTTATTACGATTAGGGGTCGTAAGAGGTCACACCCTTTTAAGCTCCATGACCGGCGACAACGGTAAACACCCGATGTTTCGTAGGCGTAAGCCTAAGAAGCATCAGGTGCTTCATCCAAATCCCGAACTTCGATCTGAAGATCGTCGTAAGGTAGGAGGACGAAGGGTTACTGATGACCTTCCCGTAGCGACAAAGCGTGCGTATAAAACGCAAGCTGTTGCCGTTGTGGTTGTGGTCCTCAATTTCCTTTACCTAGTTGTAGAAGCTTTGGTGAGTGGTTGTTCTACTCTACCTAGGCTTCTGTAGGCTACATCAGGCACAGGATTAGCCACCTCTCAATAGGAGGGACTATGAAAAGCCTGATATCACTCTGGTCCTGCATAGCACATGAAATGGCTATGCGATGTTGCACTAGCGCCACGCATGACGTAAAAACCGTCATGCGTCGGACAGAACACGAGGGGTTATCGTTTTTAGCGATAACCCTGGCAGACTACGGTAAGGACCTCCAAAGGGCCCTCGACCGTGGTTTTGTCGCTCCTTCGGACTTCCAAGGATTTTCAAAGATCCCTGGTCGTCTTACTGGTCTCCCCTCATTTCTGAGAGGTTTCCATGAGCGCGTGTTCGATCCTTGTAGTGGCGCACTTTTGGATGTTCCAGACATCGATGCAATCTTCGCGATTCGTCAGTTAACACTGATGTTCTCGAAGATCGCCTTTCCCGACCAACCTGTTAAGGCTGGTCAGCGGAGTAACGGCCGTCAGGTCGTTTCCTCCGTACGTGAAAGGCGGGCGATGTCTGAGTATGTCCAATGTGAGCAGGATGTTAGAGCATCCGATTCTCTTTTGGATTCATCCTATTTGGATGATTTCCGTCGAGTTTCGGATATGTTATTTGGTGATCTTTTGGCCAAAGTGGACAGAGATGTCTACTGGGGCCGTTTGATCCCCAAACATGGACCAGGCGCTGTTGCTGACAAACTTTCCAGTAATGGGAAGTGGAATCAGCAAACCTGGCCCGCTCGGTTAAGCAGGTGTTTTCCTGCCGACCATTTCCTTTCTCCTAATCCTCATTTTAATGAGGAGAAGTTGAAGGATCTTAACATCCTCGAACCCGGTTCTGAGATACCCGTTAGGGTTATCACAGTTCCTAAGACGCTCAAGTCACCCCGGATCATTGCCATTGAGCCTACTGCTATGCAATATGCACAGCAGGCGCTCCTTGGCGCGATCCTTGACGCGTTTAAAGAGGATGGTTTCCTCTCGCGCGTGATCGGATTTGATGATCAGGAACCCAATAGGGTTCTTGCTCATCGAGGTTCGCTCAGCGGCGACCTCGCCACACTCGATTTGAGTGAGGCTTCCGATCGTGTCTCGAATCAGCATGTAAGGGCGATGTGCGAGAATTATCCTCACTTGCATGAGGCTATTCAAGCGTGTCGCTCTCAAAAGGCTGATGTACCTGGTTTTGGCGTTCAACGCCTTGCCAAGTACGCCTCTATGGGTTCAGCTCTCTGCTTTCCAATTGAGGCCATGGTCTTTTTGACCTTGATCTTTCTTGGAATAGAAAGGGAGCTAAGTGCTCCGCTTTCTCGGAGACAGTGTGTCAAGCTGTTTTCCGAGCAGGTGCGTGTCTTTGGAGATGATTTAATTGTCCCCAGAGACTATGTGCTGTCCGTCGTCGACGAACTACATACTTTTGGGTATGTAGTAAACGCCGGCAAGTCTTACTGGACCGGAAGGTTCCGTGAGTCTTGCGGACGGGAGTACTATGACGGCCATGACGTTTCTATTGTCAAGGTCCGTCAAGTACTTCCGACACGACGGCAGGACGCGAGTGGAGTTATTTCTGCCGTCGCTCTTAGAAACCAGCTCTATTGGGCTGGAATCTGGAGTGGCGCCAGATGGTTGGATAACTACCTCAGGAAGTTGTTAAAGCACTTCCCGAATGTAGCTCCAACCTCTCCACTGTTGGGCAGGGAATCAGCTTTGGGATATGAATTCTCAAAGCTGGATCCATACCTTCACAGCCCCTTAACCAAGGGCTATATTGTGAAGGCCGAATCCCCCCGGGATCCCCTGGATGGGAGCGGTGCCCTCCTTAAGTGTCTTTTGCAGAGAGAATCACGGCTTAGCCGTGTGATGCTTCCGATTAAATCGGATGCATCCTCTGCCTTCAACACTTTGCCAAGTGTTGATGATGAGCACTTAGAGCGTTCTGGACGCCCCGAGTACGTCAACATCAAACTCGGG